TCTATAACCTCTTCGATGGAAGTCTCGCCCAACACCCGCAGAAGTAACTCAGTCGTGTACTTCGCATCGAGCGTCCCAGCCAGCGGACTACCGTTAAGCGTCGCAGCCGATACGATGGCTTCAACCTGCGCCTTCTGATCGTCCTCTACCAACGATGGGAAGTCCACGCTTACTGACGTGTCAATCGGCTTGCTCTTCATGTCTGGATCTTCATTCTCGGTATCATCGGCATAGACAAAGTGCTGCTCTTCCCAGGCGTCGTCTTCCCACTCGCCAGTCAGACTCCCCTTGATTGCAGGATCATCGCTCTTGTATCCAACATCCGCCTTCGTCTGAATGACGAACTCGCAGATGTCTTCCCAGATGCTCTCCCACAGAAGCTGCCTGAGTGAGAAGGCCAGCTCAGTAGGTCGGTTAAGAGAGCGTGCGGTCGCCAGTGTGCCTACCGAGGCATCGCCATAGAAAGTCTCAGGTAAGCCTGTGGCTGCGCAAACCATCAGTAACAACCGCCGCCCGTCTTCCGCCGAAGTCGTAGCACCCGCTGTACGAATCGGAGCCATCTTTGTATCTGCATCGTGGATAAAGGCTGAACCAGCGGCTGGCGCTGGCTTATGTTGGCCGCTCGATATCCCCGAGTCTAGTTTCGCCTTAGCCGCAATGCGCCCCGCCGATCCAGTCTTTCTCACCATGTCCCAAGCGAACTTGGCATAGGATCGAACAATCGTAGCCCAGTCGGTTAGGAATCGGTTGTAGGCACGCGCCCAGTCTTGGGCAGCATATAGCTCTGAAGTACCGAACTTCTGATCAAGCGCAGCGTTTACCTTGACGTGCATCATCGGCTTGTCCCAGTTCACGGAGTGTCCATCAATGTTGTCTAGCTCATCATCAGGGTGGTAGCACCAATCGGGGTAGTATTCCTTGCGGATAGTATTGAACCGCCCTAGTATATCGCGTGTCTGTGTCCACTGACGCTCATAGTACCAAGCCTCGTAGCGGTCATCTGGGTTCGTCTTGATGTCTTGGATCTCACTGAACGGGACCATGCTGAGCCTTGTATCTCCTGCGTTGTTCGTGAAGAACACGGGGAATAGGTTCGCGTCGATGGCGAGATCCTTGTCAGCCTTGACCATCGACAGGATATTGGTAAGCGCCTTGCGGTTCTTCCTATCGGATAGGAACGCCTGGACCACCTCATCGACCAAAGGATGCGCTGCCTTGATTGTGACGCCATTTCCGAACACGTAGTTGGCTTGAGTCTTGGCAGCGCGACCGATCAGAGGGTTCTTGAGGTAGAATAGAAGGGACTCTTTGCAGATTGCGCGAAGAGCTTTACGCGTGAACTCAGTGTCGGAGCCGCCGGATAGCTTATCCCATCCACGATCCTCTAGCTCCAGTTCTAGCTCTGCTAGGCGCTCTTGATAGTTATCCTGCATCACGCGATAGTCATCCTGCATCACGCGCACGTCTTCGCTCAACGATGCAACAGTGGGTTTGGCCATAGCAATCTCCCTGTCACCCTCAAGTTATAGCACACTTGCGTCTGTTGTGCAAACCAATGGCGTCACAGCAGCACTTCCTGCCTCATGCGATTGGCAGCGATCTCACAGTACCGTTCGTCGATCTCGATCAGCGTAGCCTTGCGGCCTAAGTCCTTCGCCGCGCGTCCGGTTGTGCCACTACCTGCGAATGGATCTATTATCGTCTGAGATGCTGGATACACAGTCTCGATTATCTCAGCCATCAGGGCGATTGGCTTCTCAGTAGGGTGTACGCGCTTGCCTCCATTGGCATTAACTACGCCGCCATGGAGCACTCGTATCATCTTATCGAAGCCACTGACTCTGCTAGTCCATGCCAACTCAAATGCAGATCCAAGCATCCTATCAGCAGCGCGTGTCAGCCGCTTATCCCAGCATATCCAACGCCCTCGATGTGGCAATAAATGAGGGAAGCAATTCGCGCCAAAGATACACGCCTCGAACGCTATCCCAATATGGCTAATAAGCCACTCAGCGAGAGCGCAGTCGCTATCACCTTCGATGCTATCCCACTCAACCGTTGATCCTGAGTGAGTTGATATGTCAATACCATACGGAGGATCCGTCAACAGAAGATCGAACGCGCCAAGCTCAGGAACAATCTCACGACAATCGCCGTGGTAGATCGTCACCGAGTCGTCTTGGTAGTACGGATTCATCACGCCTCCCCTCTCCACCGCGAACGTCCCGTCACGAATCATACGGCGCTTTTGAGTCGTCTTACCTCCACGATGGCCGCCTTCCTTCTTACCTTCTGCAAGCAGCTTCTTCTGCTCATCCCTAAACTTCTTCGTCTCGCGGATGTTCTGGATCTCCGCACGGTTGATCCCACGCACGGCCTCGACAAGATACGCGTGCGTCCTGTGCTTCTCTTCCATCTCCTTGAGCTTCCAACGCTTGATGAACGTGGTCGTCTCACGCCCTGGCTTCGGCTGCTCTTTGTCGAACGCGTCGATCATGTCGGATAGGGTGACGATTGAATAGGCCATTATTCCTCCTCTACTCAGGCGGTCGTCCGACGTGCACCTCGACTAATTCTGCACTTAGGCCATCACGACTCATGCGATCTAAGACACTAGCAGCTTCTTTGAGAGACATCCTATGCGCTCTCATAGCCGCATCGGAAGGATTCTTTCGGTTGCCGATCATCTCTAACGTCTCAACGTCGGACACATAGCTGTCACCTGACCTCACGATGTATATCATTTCGCGCCTCCTATTTCAGACAGCAGCGTTTCGCCTTCTTCCCAGACCCGCAAGGGCAAGGAGAATTCCGCCCCACATCCGGCTTCCCTCGTTTGTAGCTCCTGGAATCACAGAACTTGCCAAGCATACCTGACGCGAGCTTGCGCTTGAACCGATTGGATGGTCCTTTCTTCGGCTTCTGCATCGTCGGTCGGTTGCTTCCTGGTCGGCTACTCATCCTCTACCTCCTCATCGTCATGGTGAACGTGTATGATTCGCGGTCCTCTTGCAATAGCCGCCACCATAAAGGCTAGGCTGACGAATAACCCAACCAGCATAAATGCCTCAGGCCAGCTTATCGCGCTCATCCTCTACCTCCTTTACCTTCCATATCTGCGCCCAATCGCGCATGTCAGTCACCGGGAACACCTTGAACTGGAAGCTCTGTCCATCCTCAGTGTTGAACGGACCACGGATATACAGCAGCATCGTGCCATCCTTGGACGTTACCTTGGCGTCGAATTGGAGCTGGGGCATGTTAGTCCTCGTCAGCCAATCGCTTCTCTGCTATCTCTACCGCACGCATGGCATTGACACGGGCAGCTTCAAGATACTCCCTCTCTGTGCTGAATGAACGAAACACTTTCCCGCAATCAATACAGACTTCTACGATGGGTTCCTCCCATGTTCCTCTTAAGAACGATGAGCAAGTTGTCTGCTCGAATTTCGTATTTGTATGGCAGCACTCCAACTGCCTGAGTCTCAGCTCAATTGCGTCAAGCCGTTTGGTAGCCCTCATCATCACGCCTCCTTGGTCAAATTGAGGTCGTCTCCTTTGTGCAATCGAATATGCGGAGTCCCGTCAACCACAATGTCCACACACAGGATGCCTTCACCTGGGAACCGTGGATCTTCACCTATCCTTCCGATGTGAACGGTGATCTTCTTTCCTTCCATCACGCCTCCTTTTCAATGCTCCAATCGCCGTCGAGCCAACCGCATTTAATCGCATGGATAGGCGGTTGTGATTTTCACGCTCAAGCCGACGAACGCGCTTCCTGTACCTACGCTTGATTCGTTTTCTCTGTCCTGCCTGCCAGAAGCAGACGTTCTTCCACTGAGTAAGCGCATCGTATTCGTCACCGCTTATCATCGGAATGCGTTGTTCTTTCATGACGCCTCATTTTATCGCATGGATACGACGTTCGCAACTTCGCGTGTTTTGCCGGATGCGGCCCCCCGGGTGGTGCATCGAGCCTAGAGGAATCTCCTCAGCTCCTGTAAATGTAGAGTATGTGCGCTTCTCTTCTGGCATAGCAATCACCTCCTAGTACGGACTGATCTCCTCTCCGAGATCCACTTCCATTATACCACGTTCCTCAAGCGGTGCGCTCTCCAGCGTGTGCGCCCCATAGCGTGCGCAGTCGGGCAAATGATCGTATTTCTTAATCGGGTTCTCTGCGCCATCAACCACCTTGCCAGTCACAGGGTCGGTAGGCCATCGGTACTTTGCCATCATGTCAGTGAAAGCAGGCGTGCGCCCTCGCATCACCTTAAACCGCCCTGTCTTGATTAGGCCTGTAAGCGTAACGATACCTGGCCTGACTGGATTCATTGCCTTGTAGAATGGACCACAGCCAGCAGCAGCAAGGTTCACCGCGTCGGTAAGTCGAGCGGGGTCATACAGCCAGCCTTGGCTCACGCCCTCAACCTTGGCAAGCATCGCTTCGGCGTACTCTGGTGCTGACTTCACCTGCTCCTCATAGTATTCGTTGTAGACGTAGTAGACGCCTTGATTCCACGCCATGAACAGCGCCCCATAGTGTACGCCTGGGTCAACGATCGCATAAGTCGGCCAGTCTTCAGGTATGTCGAACGGCTCAACGTAGCAGCTCGCGTCAAAGTCTGGGTACACGAGGCCGAAAGGTTTCCTGAACTTGCCACGATGTCGCATGTCGTACAGCCAGCCTGGTAGCGTAGCCTTTGCGCGATCCATTTCCTTCTGCGAATACATCGGATTCTCAGTAGAGTCGAATTGAACACAGCAGTAATCGGGATCGCCATTCTCCCAAGGTTTGAATATGGATTCGTAGTACCATCCCATATCTGTCGGATAGCCTGTGAATAAGACAGGCGCTTGATATAACCCGACACGAGACTGCACAACGATCCAGATAAGAGCAGGCATTTCACTTGGCTCATCTACCCATATTCCCCGCGTATGGAACCCCTCAATGCGGTATGGCTCATCAGCGGATCTAAAGTAGATAGTCCCTCCGGTTGACGGAATCGTGTATGAAGACTTGGATGCGTGCCACGCACCCTCAAGGTAAGTATCCTTGAAGCACTTTCTTAGTTCAGGAACCAGGATGTCTATCGTCATTCTGTGGGTACGCCCAACAACTATGTATTGAGCCTCCTTGCCATTACCATCACGATAATCACGCATGATTCTATCTGCCAACCAGCGCGGCCCCCAGAACGTCTTGCCACCACCCGTGCCTCCCATCATCGCTATGAACCGTGCATCAGTTCCGTAAGACCACTCCTCGCTACTGGATAACTCCCCATCAAGATCATCAATAGGCAGTGTCGCCTGCTGAAACCAATATGGATGTACGGTCTTCTCAGGAGCTATCGTTGTCATTCAGTCCTCTTCGCTCACGTTCAACGTAGCACATACTTTCTCTGCGCACGCTGGGCAGTATCGTCTAGTCATCCACACGTTCCCAGCTACGCCGCCTTTGAAATGGCACACGAACCACATATGAGCCTCCATTCCTCGCATACCTTCCCATGCTTTATTGAGAACGACCTTGCCACAGCTATTGCAGATCCATTCTGCCGGTACTGTTGGCCTGTGCATCACCATCGAGCTAGTACGTTTCGTCATGATTCACCTCGTATGCCCTCGTCTACAGCGTCCAGCGTGTCCTCTTGGAACCAGTAGGGCGTGATGATCTTCTCAGGCGCGGTTGTTGGCAATCAAGACTCCTTTCTATGCCCAGCCTTACGACATGCAGGGATGTTTGAGTTGATAGTCCAGCCAGCTTTCCTAGCGGCTCGATACGCATGGGCACGGTCATACTCATTGAATGTCTCTGGCGTATTCGCACCATAGGCTCCTCTGTCTCTCGCAGCTACGCACTCCGGGCAATCGCAGTACAGTTCTAGCGTGTAACATCCAACTATTGGCATCACTCCTCCTTCACCATGCGATCAGCCAATCAAGGAACAGCCCAAACACTGTCCCACAGAACGTCGCAATCAGGATAATCGCTATCCGCTTCTGAATCACCATCAAAGTCCTCATGATTGCGCCTGCGGGATTGCGTGCTTGAGGCCATCTGCCTCTTCGTCAGTCCATAGATGACCAGTAAGTAAGTCTATTATGACGCGATGATCCCCAGCGCACATTTCCGCTAGAACCGTTATCGCAGCATTGACGACGGCGTATTCTTTCGCACGTTTACGCTCTGCCAACTCAATGCCTCTAGCTATAACCATCGGATCAATCCTATCATTATCACTCATGCTCACTCCTTCACCCGTGGAGGCTGGCCGGATCGTCCGACCTGGATATTGATTCTTCCATCGCTTCTTCAATCGGTCCCTTCTCACTCATCTCTACCTCCTTGTCCTTCTTACTGCGCATGATCACCAACGGGCCTCTCAACGTGACGTCTACCTCGCTCTTATCAACGAACATGCCGAGGTGCTTGCCGATGTCAACGAGAGCGCCCTTCTTATCGTGGAACTTGATCTTCACCTTGCGAACCTGGCGTGCGTCCTCACCACGTCCTTCGTAGTAGTCCTCAACCATAGTCTCTGATATGGCAGCGGCTTGCTCTCGTGTGAGGTCGGATAGGTCAATGAACGGATCGCCGTCCGCACTGATCTTGATGTAGTCCTTCATGTTTGCGAAGCCAAGGAGAGCCAGTTCCTTCAACACCATATCGGTTGTGATCTCAGTACGCTTGGATCGCTTTGCCAACGCATCTTGGATTGCTGTCTGAATGTACACTTTTGACAACAAGTTCGCGCCAATCTGTCTTGCCGTCTTTTCGCTATAGCCAGCACGTATAGCTGCTTGTGTTGCGTTTAAGTCTACCGGATATTCCTCGACGAATCGTTGTCGCTTGTCTGTTAGTCCAGCCATGCTATCACCTCAAGCGCCATACCGTCAGTTTCAATCGTGTAATATTCTTCCGCGTGAATCCATGCCTGCGCTATTTCGTTTGACGCAGGATCACAGTCAATCCCGCCCATCACGCGACGAGCCGCATCAACATACTTCGATGGCGTATACCATTCGTTTGAGTTCGACTGCGAAATAAGAACGTGCGTTCCTTCAGGACTCTTTAACCTAGTGTACTCACGGTTGATGGATGTCTCGCCAGTCCGAAGAGCCTGCTTCGTCTCTTCGTCTGCGTGCTGCCCGATGAAGTCTGCCTTGTGGATTGTGTCGTGTGATAATCCAGATGCTTTCGATAGTTCATCGCGTGTGTCGATTGACTTAGCAGAATTCTGCAAAGTCATTGAATCGCGCCCTCCAGTTGGAGCCGCTAGATTCTCTTTCGCCTTCTCAGCAATCGCAGGTTTCAGCTTCAATACCAACTCAGCCCTCTGATAGTTGGTGAGGTTTCGCCGCCCAAGCTGGTTGCGGATAATCCACATCATCGCATCATTACGAGTCTCGATGTTCGCCATCTCAATCGTATCGAACTCGATGCCAAGTCGCGTGCATATCTCGTGTCGGTGGTGGCCGTCAATCAGAATGCCATCCCACAGAACTAGCGCATCTCGACATCCGTCCGCAACGATGCTTGCTTCTAGCAGCTCGCGTTCTTCTTCAGACAATGGCGGTATCAGCGCCTTGAATTCTGAGTCAATCGCAACCATTCGCACTCTCCTTGCTCGCTACATTATATCCGATCTCACGTCTAGGATGAAGTTTCAGCGGCGTCCTCTGCAACCAGCGCAGCCAGTCGCGCCTTCATTGCCTCGTCGCGTCCGAGGAAGCTGTTCTTGTCGCTCTCTAGTTTCATCTCAAGGTACTCACGCTCGGTGATGTCTCGTGTAACCTTGCCGCACTTGGAACACTTTAGCTGCCACCTAGAAGATGGCCACTCAACACACATTGTCAGCATATCATGCTTGACGGCCACCACCTCATGATCGCATTCCAAGATCGCCAGTCGCGCTCCATAATACTTTGATTCCGCCTCAAGAATCTGCAATCGCAACCTGTTACTCTTTCTCATCAGCGTCCTCCCTCGCGTGGATCTCATCGCACAAGTCGATCACCGTTCGCAGCCGCGCCGTGTTGATTCCGATGTCCGTCGTCGCCGATCGTCGCGTCTCTGCCATCTTGACTGAGCCACCGAACGGGCTGAGAATCAACAGCGCCGACTCTAGCGTGCCAACGTACTCCACCAATTCTGCTTTCTTCATCTGGTCAATCGCTTGCATCATGCCTCCTTATCGTTTCTTCTGAATCCCGAAAACCTTCTCGACGCCAGCACGAACGATGTTCCCTAGCTTTCCAGATGCGGTCTCCTTTAATTCCTCCATCATCTCTTTCATGTGTTCCTGCGCTAGTTCGTCAGCCATCTTGTAAGCGAGCCACTGAATGCGCGTCTTGTTGTCTCCCATAGATGAATTTGTTGGACTTCCGTCATAGCCGACCTTCTGGCTGCCCCACGCATCGACGGACTCCAACACGAGTTCTAGGAACGTCTTAGAATCTCCTGTAGGTTGCCCGTAGTGATTGGTCTTCTGGAAGGTGACTGTTTGCAAATCGTCGATCTGTGCATCAATGCAGGCGATGGCCCTCTCCTTTGCTATGCCGTCAATGTCTTGTGCGAGCGTTCGAGATATGCGATCTGCCACCTTCTCA